ATGAATCGTCATCATTCCCAACTTCGCGAAAAGAAAGCCATTGCCGTCTCTCTGGATCAGGTCGACGAAAAGGGGCTTTTTGAAGGCTATGCCTGCCTGTTTGGCAAGGAAGATCTTGGCCGCGACATCATCCGCAAAGGCGCTTTTCGAGAGAGCCTGTCCAAACGCGGCATCGGTGGCGTCAAGCTGCTCTATCAGCATGATCCAGCCCAGCCAATCGGCCACTGGAAGACCATCCGCGAGGATGAACGGGGGCTGTTTGTGCGGGGGCAATTGGCGCTCGATGTCGGGAAGGCGCAAGAAGTCCACGCCATGATGCAGGCGGGCATTCTTGACGGTCTCTCCATCGGCTTTCGCACCCTCAAGGGACGCAAGGACCCCAAATCCGGCGCGCGGCATTTGCTCGCGCTTGATCTTTGGGAAATCTCCGTCGTCACCTTTCCCATGCAGCCGGATGCGCGGATATCTTCCGTCAAATCCGGCTTTCCTGACGGAGCCCCCGCCCATGGCCCCTTCAGCAAACGCGCCTTGGAACGAAAACTCATGCAGGACGCGGGGTTGTCTCGTTCCCAGACCCGGGCGCTTCTGGCGCACGGCTTTTCCGGTCTCACAGGCAAGCAGGACGCTGTCTCCACCGGTTATCCATCCCAGCTGACCCAACTGCATCGGCTGACGCTCTCCATGCACAAGGCCACCCGTAGTCTCCTCAGCTGATCAATCAACCTATTTGAAAAGAGGGATACCCAATGGATCATTCCATTCTGCCCGCTCCTGAAACCAAATCGCTGGGTGATGCCGATCTCGGCTCTGCCTTTGATGAGTTCCTGCGCTCCTTTGAAGCCTTCAAGGACGCCAATGACGAGCGTCTTGATCAGATCGAAAAACGCTCCGTCGATGTGCTGACCGAAAGCAAGGTAAACCGCATTTCGAAGTCCCTTGACGATCAGCAGGCCGCCCTTGACGGCCTGCTGCTGAAATCCCGCCGTCCGGGCCTTGGGGGCAATACGCGTTTGGCTGGTGCGGAGACAATCCACTCCATGGAACACAAAACCGCCTTTGATCGCTATATCCGTTCTGGTGTTGAGCAGGATCTGCGTCAGCTCGAAGCAAAGGCCATGGCGACGACGTCCGATCCGGATGGCGGCTATTTGGTGCCTGATCAGATCGAAGCCGAAGTCGGCAAACGTCTGGCGGCCATTTCGCCCATTCGCGCCATCGCCGATGTACGGGAAGTCTCCGGCTCGGTGCTGAAAAAGCCATTCGCCATCAGCGGCCCAGCGGTCGGTTGGGTGGGGGAAACCGCTTCCCGCCCGCAGACTGACGCCTCCACCCTGTCGGAACTGGCATTCCCAACCATGGAACTCTATGCAATGCCAGCAGCCACCCCAAGCCTGCTGGATGACGGGGCGATCAATATTGAAGAATGGATCGCGGCCGAAGTGGAGGCAGCCTTTGCCCAGCAGGAAGGCGCAGCCTTCGTCAATGGCGATGGCGTCAACAAACCAAAAGGCTTCATGGCCGAAACGAGCGTCGATGAAGCCTCCTGGAGCTGGGGCAATCTGGGCCATATCAAGACTGGTGCCGCCGGGGCCTTTGCCAGTTCCGATCCGGGTGATGCCCTGATCGAGCTGATCTATAGCCTCAAGGCGGGCTATCGCCAGAATGCCCAATTTGTGATGAACCGCCGCACGCAGGCCACCATCCGCAAACTGAAAGACTCGGACGGCAATTATCTCTGGCAGCCGCCAGCGGGCGTTGGTGCCAAGGCGTCTCTGCTCAACTTCGCCATCACCGAAGCGGAAGACATGCCGGACATCGCCGCCAGCTCCAATGCAGTCGCTTTTGGCGATTTCAAACGTGGCTATCTGATTGTCGACCGCCTTGGCCTGCGGATCCTGCGCGATCCATTCTCCGCCAAGCCTTACGTCCTCTTCTACACCACCAAGCGTGTGGGCGGTGGCGTACAGGATTTTGACGCGATCAAATTGCTCAATTTCGCAGCCTGATCCTCCCCGTAGGGGCGGCTTGCCGCCCCTCAACTGGGCCTCTGTTCCTTCCATACTTGAAAAGGGCAGGGGCTTCTTTTTGCCAATATCCAACCAAATCACGGAGGAGATCCGGCATGTCGGCGACTTTATTGACACCACCCCAGATCGAGCCCGTCAGCCTGTCTGACATCAAGGCCTATCTGAAGATCGACCATAGCGAGGAAGACGATTTGCTGCGTGCTTTCCTCACCAGTGCGCGCATCCACCTGGAACAGTTGATCGGCCAGCATCTGATCACCCAGACCTGGCGGGTTATTCTTGATTGTCCGTTCGAGCGTGTGATGAGCCTGCCTGTCGCCCCGCTTGGCGCCATTCTCAGTGCCGCTTTCCTGTCTTCCGATGGTGTTTTGGTGGATTTGGGCAGCGAAGCTTTTTGCATCAACCAACCAAGCGGCCCGGCAACCATTCGCGCCATTGGCGGTCAAGTGGCCTTGGCTGGCTATCGCCTGCAACTCGATGTCGAAACCGGCTTCGGTGCAACGGCAGAAGAGGTGCCCGCGCCCTTGCTGCAAGCCATCCGGATGATCACCGCCGAATGGTATGAACGCCGCCTGATTGCCGATCCCGGCTCTTTGCCCGCACTCTCCAAGGCACTTGCCCCATTGATCGCGCCCTATCGCGCTGTAAGGCTGTGAGGGATGCCATGACCGAGACAAACGCCACTTCCTTCGCCTTTGATCCGTCAGCCTTGCGTCATCGGATCTGCCTCAAAAAGCCAGCTGAGCCTAATGCAGACTGGCAAACACCTGAAAGCCTTGAGACCATTGCCACAGTTTGGGCTGGCATCCTGTCCGCGCAGTCGAGGCAAAATCTGGCCGCAGACCAAATCGACAATGCTGAAGAGATCAGCTTTGTGATGCGGTATCGCAGCGATCTCGATGGCATTGCGCATGTCGAAGAAGGAGGGCAAAGCTATGCGCTCCAATCCATGCATGACCCGGATCACCGCAAGAACTGGCTGATCCTTAAAGTGCGAAGCGAGATTGGTCATGGTCTCTAGCGCCCAAGCCATCAAACAACTGACGCAAAGACTTCTTGCCAAATGCGCGCCGCACCTGATGGGCGACATGCTGGCTGAGGCCGAACGCGCGGGGCTGACTCTGACGTCTGAATTGGAGCAAAGAGAGGAGAGGGCAAAAATCACCCTGTCAGGGTCCGATTTGCTAACCCACCACTATGGCACACCGGATGTGCCCGCAGACCATTCGATCACCCGTATTCTCACCGCATCCGCCAACAACAGGAGGCGTTCGCCATGACTCTTGCAGCCGCGCAACTGGAAACAGCCACTCATGCGTGCCTCATTGCAGACACAAGTCTGACCGACTTGCTCGGTGGCGCCAAGATTTACGCCCAAGCGCCCCGCAAAAGCGCCTTTCCCTATGTCACTCTCGCAGTAGCTCTGTCGCGAGATTGGAGCACCGGAACTGATGATGGGGAAGACCATCGCCTGATCCTTACGGTTTGGGCGGCGATTGATCGTCGTGGGCAACTGACGGCAATATTGGATAGGCTCTCAATCCTGATGCAAAGGGAAAACCTGACCCTTCCAAACCACCATCTGGTCAATCTGCATCACCAAAGCAGCGAAATCCGTGCCGACCCGCGCAATGGCGCTTTGCAAGCTCTGCTGCAAATGCGTGCAGTGACTGAACCGAACGCCAATTGATGTCCCTCTCACCCAATTCTGGAGATTTTTCATGACTGCACAACGCGGTAAAGACCTCTTGCTCAAAGTGCGCAACGAAGCCGACAGCGCCTTTGTCACCGTCGCGGGCCTGCGGGCGCGCAGCCTATCCTTCAATGCCGAAAGCGTCGACATCACCCACACGGAATCCGCAGGGCAATGGCGCGAATTGCTCTCCGGTGGCGGCATGCGGCGGGCAAGCCTGTCTGGCAGTGGCCTGTTCAAGGATGGCGAAAGCGATGATCGTTTGCGGTCTTTGTTTTTCTCAGGCGAAACGGTCCAGTGGCAGGTCATCATCCCAGACTTTGGCACATTGGAAGGGCCATTCCAGATTTCAGCACTCGAATATTCCGGCCAGCATGACAATGAACTGACCTTCGAGATCGCCATGGAATCCGCTGGTGCCCTCAGCTTCACAGCGCTTTAGGGGGAGCAAGGAAATTGGCAAACAAAAGACGCGGAGAGATTGATCTCACCCTCGATGGTAAGACGTATCCTCTTTGCCTGACCTTCGGGGCCTTGGCCGAATTGGAAGACAAGATGGGACTTGCCAATATCGGTGAATTGGCGGGCCGTTTTTCCAATGGACAGGTCCGCAGCGCGGATCTTATCAGGATTTTGGGCGTGGCCTTGCGTGGGGGCGGCAACGATGTCTCTGATCGACAAGCCGCCTCAATGCGTTGCGAGGGAGGGGCGGGTGCTTTGGCGGTGGCACTGGTAGAGCTGTTGCAACTCACCTTTAACCCGGAACCAAGCCCCCCAAAAACACCATGAGGGGAGCAGAAAGCCAGCATACGGGTGTCGCAGAAGTGGCTTTTCCGTGGACCTTATATTCTGCCATTGCCTTGCGGGGGCTTTGTTGGACGCCAGAGATCTTCTGGCAATCCACCCCGCGGGAAGTGTGTATGGCATTCGCGGTGAATCAGCAGATTTCGCCTCCCTTTGATCGCGCGACCCTTGATCAGTTGCAACAAGCTTTCCCCGATGAGGGGCAGTCCCAACAGTTTTGACGAAAAGAGGAAATGACATGTCCGCAGAAGTCGTGGAAACAGCGGTCATCGAAGTGGAAGCCGATCTCAAGTCCTTCACCAGGGATCTCAACGCCGCCAAAAAGCAGGCCGATATGCTGGGTGACAAGGTTGGCGATGCGATGGCTGATGCCCTGATCGGTGGCCGTAGTCTTGAACAGATTTTTCGAAATCTCGCACTGGATGTCAGTAAGGGCTTTTTGACAGCAGGCATTGCCCCTTTGCGGGAGTTGGTCTCGGGCGGCGTTTCAAATCTTGCGCAAGGCTTTCTTTCTTCCTTGCTGGGTACGTCCGCATCACAGGGCATCGTCGGCGGCATGACACCCTTTGCAACAGGCGGCGTGGTCAATGGGCCGACTTTGTTCCCTATGGGGGCAGGGGCGGGCCTGATGGGAGAAGCGGGCCCTGAAGCCATTTTGCCGTTGCAACGAGGGCCCGATGGTCGCCTCGGCGTCTCTACCGGATCTGGCCAGAGCGCAGCGGTTTCCATCGTGATGAATATAACCACACCGGATGCGCATTCCTTTGCCAAATCGGAAAATCAGATAGCAACAAAATTAGCCCGCGCCGTCGGACGGGGACGGCGCGGGCTTTAACAAGCTGGTGCAAGACGAGGAGGGGCTCGATCACCAACCAACTGACAGGAGAAAAAGACATCTCTTACTCCTTTCAATCAGCCCCCGGCGCTTCATGGAAAGAGTGAACTGTGCAGTAAGTACACTATTTCATGCGACCAACTAACTCACCTTGATCAAGATCAAGCAAAGCGTGGAAACAAACTGGACCGACCGTCTAGGCACGCGGAGTCTGCAGTTTTACGCGTCTTTTTGTCAGCCTGCGCGTTAGCACCTGAGAGGGAAAATGCCTCTCTGGTGAAGGCGATCTTCTATGTTTATCTCCTTAGACCGGATCATCAAAAATGAACGGATTTCATGAAACTCTCTTCCCCTTGCATGTAGGCTTTGGCGCTTCGGGCGGGCCGATGCGCAAGACCGACATTGCGGCTCTGGTCTCAGGCTTTGAGGAGCGCAATGCCAGATGGGCCAACTCCAGACGCAGCTATGATGCCGGCACCGGTTTGAGGTCCCTGCGCGATCTGCAAACGGTGCTCTCCTTCTTCGAAGAAAGGCGAGGGCGGCTTTATGGCTTCCGGTTTCGCGATCCCCTGGATCATGCCTCCTGTCCCATTGGTCAGCAGCCGCAGGCAAGCGATCAGTCTCTGGGCTTGGGAGATGGTGAAACGGTCAGTTTCCATTTGACTAAGACCTATGGTGGCTTGCATGTCCCCTATCAACGCAAAATTACCAAGCCAGTGGCCGGTTCGGTGCTCATCGCGGTGGATGGCGCTGCGGTCAACGATGTCGCAATCGATGAAGCAACGGGGGTGGTCACCTTTGCCACCCCGCCATACGCAGGCAGCTCGCTGACAGCAGGGTTTCAGTTTGATGTTCCGGTCCGCTTCGACACCGACCAACTGGAATTCTCACTCAGTGGCTTTGAAGCCGGCGACATCCCGTCTGTGCCCTTGATGGAGATCCGCCTATGAAAAGCCTAACCCCTGACCTCGCTGCCCACTTGCAAACGGGAGCGACGACGCTCGCCACCTGCTGGATTCTCAAACGCACCGACGGCTTCACGCTTGGTTTTACCGATCATGATGAGCCTCTGACCCTGGAAGAGGTAACGTGCGAACCTGCTACCGGCATGACAGGCTCCGAAATGCGCCAAAGCCACGGCTTTGCCAGCGATGATCAGGACATCAGTGGCATTCTGTCATCAAGTGCAATTTCGGAAACCGATTTGATCTCCGGCCGCTATGACGGCGCGACTATCGAGACATGGCGGCTCAATTGGCAGTCGCCGGAGCAAAAACTGCACTTGCGCACCGGCTATCTGGGCGAAGTGAAACGCACAGAAACTAGCTTTCAAGCGGAAATTCGCGGGCTCTCAGTGGCGATGGAGCAGGAGCAGGGCCGGATCTATCAATATGGCTGTGATGCCACCTGTGGCGATCTGCGCTGCGGTCTCGATTTGACAAGGCCGGATTTGCATTTTGATGGCACCATAATTGCCACATCCAGCCAAACAAATTTGACCGTCAATTTCACCAACCGCCCCTCTGCTGGTCGCCTCGATCTCGGTCAGATGACGCTCTTGTCCGGTGAGGCTGAGGGCATGGTGTTTGACATCATGAGCCACAACCATGCCGAAGAGCACGATCAGTTGGAGCTTTGGTTGCCACTTCATGGCGATGTGGCTCCCGGTGATCAAGTTCTTGTCCAGGTGGGCTGCGACAAGAGCTTTGCGACCTGCCGCGATATCTATGCCAATCAGCAGAATTTCCGTGGCTTTCCGCACATTCCGGGAAATGACTTTGTGCTGAGTGCCCCTGATCAGCATCAGGTCAGGGACGGTTCTACCCTGATGAAGGAATGAGATTATGAAGGCGCGATCTGAAATCGCAATTGGGGTTGAGGATATTTTGTCCGAAGCGCTGAGCTGGGAAGGTACCCCTTACCGTCATCAGGCCAGTTGCAAGGGCTTTGGTTGTGATTGCCTCGGGCTCGTGCGCGGTGTCTACAGTGCCTTCTGGCCGAATGATACGCCTATCCCCACCTACAATCCGGGATGGGCAGATGCTGGCGGCACTGAAACACTGGCAGAAGGGGCGGCTCGATATCTCGTCTCCAAGCGGCTCGAAGATCGAAGCCCCGGTGATGTGTTGTTGTTCCGCTATCGGTCCGAGTTCCCCGCCAAACATGCGGGCATATTGCTCACTGGGAACCAGTTTCTGCATGCTCACCACAATAGTGCCGTTTGCCGTGCTTCCCTGTCCGACTGGTGGGAGAGACGCATCGCCTATGCTTTCGCCTTTCCCCTGTCTCTGGCGAGACAAACCAACAAGAGGGAGATACATCCATGACAACGCTGGTTTTGCGCACTGCTGGCAGTGTGATCGGTGGCTCGTTGCTCGGGCCACTCGGTGCAGCCATTGGGGGGGCTTTGGGAGCGAGTGCTGGCTATGCCCTAGACCAGTCTCTCTTTGGTGCTGGCTCTCGTTCGGCTGAAGGTCCGCGCCTGTCTGATCTGGAGGTCCAGACGTCCACCGAAGGTGCCCCGATCACACGGCTTTATGGCCGGGCAAGGCTCAATGGTCAGATTATTTGGGCAACCAACTTCACCGAAACGGTTACGCGTCGTGAGCAGCGCACCGGCGCGGCCAAAGGCGGCATGTCTGGAGGTTCCGTCGAACAGACAACCTACAGCTATTATGCCAACTTTGCCGTCGGCCTGTGCGAAGGTGAGATCGCCTATGTCGGTCGCATCTGGGCCAATGGCACCGAGTTGGACCTCAAGGACATTGCCTACCGGGTCTATCGAGGAGATGAAGACCAGTTGCCAGACAGCCTGATCGAAGCCAAACAGGGGGCTGGCAATGTGCCCGCCTACAAGGGGCTTGCTTATGTGGTGTTCGAAGATTTGCCGCTCGGCGCCTTTGGCAACCGCATCCCGCAATTGAGCTTTGAGGTGGTGCGCCCGGTCGGCAAGCTGGAAACACAGATCCGTTCGATGGTTATGATACCCGGCGCGACCGAGTTTGGCTATGACGCGTCCGAGGTGACCCGAAAAAACGGGGAAGGGGAATGGACGAGCGAAAACCGACATACCTCTGAACCGTTGACCGATTTTGAGACCTCGCTCGATCATCTTTGCACCCTGTGCCCCAATCTGGAACGAATAGCGTTGGTGGTCAGCTGGTTCGGCTCGGATTTGCGTGCGAGTCATTGTGCAATCAGACCGGCAGTAGAAGAGTCTGGCAAAGTAACCAAAGGTGCCACATGGTCCGTCGCAGGCCTGACAAGAGGCACCGCACCGGTGGTAAGCGAAAGCGATGGCCATCCTGCCTACGGCGGAACACCATCCGATGACAGCGTCAAGCACGCCATTGCCGCTATCCGGATGCGTGGGTTGGAAGTGGTTCTCTATCCTTTCGTGATGATGGATGTTCCAACCGACAATGTGCTTGTCGATCCATATGGAAATGTGAAACAGGCTCCCTATCCATGGCGAGGACGGATTACCTGCTTTCCCGGTCCGGGTCAGCCAAACAGTGCCGACAAAACCGATGAGGTGGACGCGCAAATCGCTCAGTTCGCCACTTTGCAAGACTGGAGCTATGCTCGTTTCATCCACCATTATGCCCAGCTCGCAGCTGATGCTGGTGGTGTCGATGCTTTTCTTATTGGCTCGGAGTTGCGCGGATTGACGTGGTTGCGCAATGCACAATCCGACTATCCCTTCGTGAATGTGCTCAAAACCCTCGCCGCCGAGGTGAAGAGCATTCTGGGCTCGGACTGTCTTCTGACATATGCTGCTGACTGGAGTGAGTATTTTGGCCACCAGCCTGTCAATGAACTCGGCGATGTTCACTATCATCTCGACCCTCTTTGGAGTGATGACAATATCGATGCCATTGGGATCGACAATTATATGCCTCTGTCTGACTGGCGGGCTGGCGACAGTCATCTCGACGCGGCCATGTCTGACAATGGTCTTGATGAAGCCTATCTCCAAAGCAACATTGCCGGTGGTGAAGGCTATGACTGGTACTATGCCAGCGAGGAGGACCGCCAGTCACAGGTCAGAACGTCGATTGCAGATGGGTTGGCAGGCAAAGATTGGGTCTATCGCTACAAGGATTTGGTGAGTTGGTGGCAAAATACGCATCATGACCGACTGAATAGGCAGGAAAGCGAAACCGCAACAGCTTGGGTGCCGCAATCAAAACCGATCTGGTTTACCGAGCTCGGCTGCCCAGCCGTCCATTTGGGACCGAATGAGCCCAACCGATTCCCGGATCCCAAGTCGGTAGAGAGTGGACTGCCACACCATTCTGTCGGTGCTCGGGATGATAGCGCTCAAAGAGCGATGCTTCAGGCTTGCCACTCCTATTGGTCGAACAACGAAGCGCACAGCAATCCCGTGTCTGCGCATTACGGCGGACCGATGGTCGATCCAGATCGGATCCATCTGTGGGCATGGGATGCTCGCCCATTTCCGGCCTTTCCTCTGAGTCGGGAAACATGGGCAGACAGCGAGAGTTGGAACAAAGGTCACTGGCTTAATGGGCGCTTGGGGAGCGCCAGTTTGAATGGCGTGATCAACACCTTGCTCAAGGACTTTTCCCTGCCGATGACAACCATCTCGGCGACCTTGCCAGTGATTGATGGCTTCGTTGTGGATCGCCCCATGTCGGCCCGATCCGCTTTGGAAGGAATGTGCAGTCTATTTGGGTTGAGCATGACAACGGCCAATGACCAACTGGCATTTCACCCCATTCAGTCGGTGTCTTGTACCAGCCTGACAACTGAAAATCTGGCTGAGAGCGAAGATACACCTCATATTCTCAAGCAGGCCGAAGCTTGGGAAAGTGAAGCCGCTGCCGTGTCGGTTGGATTCAAGGAGGTGTTTCTTGACTATCGCCAGTCTGTGGCGCGCTTTGCCCAGCCTGCAGCTCGGTCGCAACGAGAGGTCAATCAATCAACATCCATCCTGTCGACACAACCTGTCATGATGAATGCTGCAAGAAACTGGCTGCGGGAGCAAAACCATGCTCGGCACTCCATTCAGTTTTCATTGCCACCTTCACAAATCGCGTTAGAGGTGGGTGATGCCATCACGTTTGATATGGACGGAAGTCCACAACGCTATCGGATCGTAGAAATCGAGGATGGCGCTTTGCGCCAGATACAGGCAACCCGACTTGCACCACGCAATGCTGCCCCGATCGCCACTCGGAGCAGAGCATCTCAACATCTTAGTCATTCGACAATGCTGCCGATTATGGAAGTCCTTCATTTGCCGCTTCTTCCCGGCCAGAGTCAAAAGCCATACGCACCCTATCTCGCGGTTTATGCCAAACCATGGCAAGGGGCAGTCGCTCTTTATCAGGGAGACAGCACTACAGGATTTTCCTTTCGCCAAACCCTTGAAGTGCCGGCAATCATGGGAAATTTGCTGTCAGATCTAAAGCCCGCTTTGCCCAATGTCTGGGATCACGGAAGCCAGCTTAGAGTGAAGATTTACAACGGTAGCTTGGCCAGCATTCAACCCGAAGCTGTCTTGTCCGGAGGCAACGCTGCGGCCATTAGGGCGCAAGATGGCTCATGCGAAGTCTTGCAATTCACCAATGCGGAACTGACCGGCGATGACAGCTGGCTCCTGACTGGCCTGTTGCGTGGTCAATTGGGTACGGAAGAAGCCGCAAAATTGGGGGCCGTCACAGGTGCGTCCTTTGTTTTGCTCGATGAGGCCGTTTTGCCATTGGAAAGCTCGGAGCGGGATTTAGGCAAATCCCTAAACCTTCGCATGGTGCGAAGCGGGCAACTGATCAATGCAGCTGATACCAGCGACCAGATGATCGACATGACTGGACGCGGAATGCTGCCTTTGTCGCCTGTTCATTTGCGCCTGACGTCTGAGGAAGGGGGCGGGTTGCACTTCAGATGGCTTCGCAGGGATCGTTTGGGGGCTGACAGTTGGACTGGTGCAACCATTCCTCTGAACGAAGACACTGAGAGCTATCAGCTTCGTATTCTACATCCTCTGACAGAGCAACTGGTGCGAGAGGAGATCGTTACTCAACCCGAATGGCTCTACACCTTGCCAGTCCGACAGGCCGACGGAATAAGCGAAACTGATCATCTGATCATCGAGATCCGGCAGATCGGTCGCACAATCGGGGCTGGAGCCAAACTGTCCAGACGCATTGATCTGGAGACCCTCGGGATTTCAGACAGTGCCCCGAACTAA